CTAGGATCATGGCGGCTGTCGGTCTCAGCGGGCATAAAAGTGTGGTATGCCTCAAAATCGAAGAGATTCCGTGGTATGAGGTCTGGTCCATGGGCTAATAGGGTCTTCCCAGCGATCAAATGGTAACATCGCTGCACTATGTCCCAATGGAGTTGGTTCACTGTGGACCAATCGCCAGTCTCCTTTGCCTTCGCCACAGCCGCAGTGAGCTCAGCGCGGTCACCGTGTTCATCATGTAGGCGGTCGATGTCGATGTACTCAGCACTTGAGAACGTCGATTTACCTGCCCCAGAATTCGCATAGATGACCTTCGTGCACAGCTCAGCAGCACCCAGGTCGCGCTTCAAACTATTCCAATCCTCCCACGAGCCAGCATCGATGCATGCCGTCATTAACCAATCCGGGTAATGCCCACCAAAATTGCACTTAAACCAAACCAACGCCGATGAAGCAAGAACCCGTTTTTCCAAAACGCCACGTTTAATAAAGGACATGAAAGCAGAACTCCAAACGCCGGGCCGCACATTGTCTACATTATTTATATATTCGTACAAGTCATCGTTCTGCAAAAAGCAACCGTTAACATTGAAGACGCCAGCGCCCTCAGACAAATGAAAATTATTTACAATCCACGGATCGAGCATATCCGGGACAAAACAGTCGGTCCACACAAAGGTCTCCAAGCTGCGGCGATCTTCTAGGGTTTGATCTAAGAAGATGCCACGAGTGAAGTGCCCTACGCTTTGACCGGCGGATCAGATGGCGGTGGCAACGCAGTCGCCCCTGAACCAACTTCGTCTTTGTCATCCCCGGTCCTGGCATCCTGGCTCTCTTGGCGCCGCTTCTTCGTTAAAGCGACGGCTGGGCCGAGGATGCCCAAGACCTCTGTATTCAGGCCTTTGATCCCCTCGCCCACGAAAGCCTCGACAGCGGTCAGACCCATGCCCGCGATCATATCCTTGAAATCGGTGGGCTGGTGGCCAGCAAATTCCTGCTCCACTTTCTCGGCGGTATCACCAGATGTTATTTCTGGCTCCGCTGGTGCAAGGGCCGTCATGAGGAAGTGGCCGAAGAAAGTCGCCTCCTGGATGATGTATCGCGCCCTGGCCTTTACATTGTCAGCTACGCGCGACAAAGCTTCACGGGAGAGCAAGTGGTCCATGATGCCAGCCAGGGCGGTGCGCCCCGTCGTACTTGCTTGGCTCCGCGTCACGTCAAGCCGCTGGCGGTTGGCGCCTTCCCAAGACGTGGGAACAAAATACCCACGTGGATTGAAGATGGGTGTGTCCCAATCCTTTGCGGCGGCCGTAAAATCCGGCTCAAGCCAGGAGTATCCCATGGGCAGGTGCCACGCGAAGACAGCCACATCTGTAAGCTGGTCCGTTGCCCCGGCGCGGCGCTTTGCCAGGCGGCGTCTCGATGCATGGTTGAATGCCCTTCGGCTCTCAACATTGCGCAGGTTCGCCTCATGCTGGTCCAGCACGTAGCCGTACCCCTGTGGATCGATGTAGTACCCGGCGCTGTGGCGGCGTACATCACGGTAGGCATCCCACTGGTTGCTGTTTGGCAGATCGCGAAACCACTGGCCCTCATCAACCTGCATGACGTCCATAGGTCGTGCGAAATTAGGCGATATCATCCAGTCATTCTGGTCAAATGTGGGCACGTAAGCCGGTGCCTCAATGTCTTCAACAAAGCGTGCACCGATGGGCTCGATCGTGCGCCAAATAGACGGCACCGCCATGGCCAAGGAGTGGTACGCCAGATCGGATTTCCTCACGCCCCGACGCAAAAGGGTTTCCATGAACTCAGTTCGCTGGAGGCGACCGCGGAAAGTCCAGTCCAAGCGCAGGCGCAGGTTGTTATAGTGATAACCGCCCATTGCTAACAGGAGCTGCATAACGCCAATGTGGTGCAGGTCCCCCAGACCATCTTTGTATTTTTGGCCGTCTAGAATACTGGCCCCATTGCCACTGAAAGATGACATTATGGCCGTGCGGACCAAAGCTGCCCCAGTGGATTTTACCTTTGGAAGGGCATATTCCACTGCCTGTGGGTGCAAGGCCTGGTGCAGCAGGTGTATGGTGGCATTCTCAGCCCGTTTCGGGATCAGGGCCCGATCCGCATAATGGAAGCGGAACGTTGCATGGCCCTGCTTGCGGAAGAGCAGGCTCAGATCATAGATGCCACACACGCGCAGCAGCCCCGTCATAGTGCCATACATCTGCTGGTGCATCTCGGCCATGG